CAGTAGTAGAAGATGAAGACGATGCTCCATTTGATGCTGATCCAGCACCAGTAGCAACACCAACAGCTAAGGAAGATGCACCTGCCGCAGGCGGAGATGCTTCAAGCCGTGCCGCAGACATCATTGAGATGATCCGTAAGCGTCAAACACAATAAGGAGATAGACTATGGCAAAGGCCTTCGATTTATCGAAGTTCCGTAAGTCTATCACCAAAAGTATTGATGGCTTAGGAATTGGTTTTAACGATCCAACAGACTGGATCTCAACTGGCAACTATGCCCTAAACTATCTTATCTCGGGGGACTTCTTTAAGGGAGTCCCTTTGGGTAAGGTAACGGTATTTGCTGGTGAAAGTGGTGCAGGTAAGAGTTATATCTGTAGTGGTAATATTATTCGTCACGCACAAGAGCAAGGTATCTATCCAATTCTAATTGATAGTGAAAATGCACTTGATGAAAAGTGGCTACGAGACCTTGGTGTTGATACAAGCGAAGACAAACTATTAAAACTCAACATGGCTATGATTGATGATGTGGCAAAAACCATTCATGAATTTATGTCAGAATACAAAACTATGGATCCTACAGATCGTCCAAAGGTATTGTTTGTTATTGATAGTTTGGGCATGTTGCTAACTCCAACTGACATTAATCAATTTGAAGCAGGAGACTTAAAAGGTGATATGGGTAGAAAGCCTAAAGCACTTACGGCGCTGGTTCGTAATTGTGTTAATATGTTTGGTAGTTACAATGTCGGGATGGTATGTACTAATCACACATACGCTTCGCAAGATATGTTTGACCCAGATGATAAAATTTCCGGAGGACAAGGATTCGTTTACGCATCTTCTATCGTGGTTGCCATGAAGAAGTTGAAGTTAAAAGAAGACGAAGACGGAAATAAAGTCAGTGATGTTCTAGGCATTCGTAGTGCTTGTAAGATCATGAAAACTCGTTATGCTAAACCATTTGAAACTGTACAGGTTAAGATTCCCTATTCAACAGGTATGGCACCGACCTCCGGTCTGGTTGACATGTTTGAGAAGATGGGCGTATTATCTAAGGTAGGAAATAAACTGGCTTATACCAGCAAGGCTACTGGAGAAATACTTGCAGAATTCCGTAAGAATTGGACCGAAGATAAACTTCGAATCATTATGGATGAATGGGATGAATCTCTAGTAACAGCTCAATTAACTACTGAAGAGACAGAGGAAGAAGTATAATGGAAGAAAGTTTGATTATTGAACTATGGGATGTATTCAAAGAATATGTTCCAGAAAAAAATCGTGAAGCAGTTGCGGCACACTATGTAGATTTCTTATTAGGCAAAGATGTTGAAGTTTCAATTCTCGAAGGCCTAATGGGATATGATACACATCTAGATCTAGCAATCGAAACTGTTCTTGAAGAAGAGCAACAAGAAGACGATCTAAATGAAGATGATGGTGATTACGGTTACGAAGACGAGGAATATTGATGTCCTGGTACGCTAAAGTCAGTAAAGACATAGCGCACCTTCCTAACTGTTTAGATCATTTTTACAATGAACTAGATCAGGCCAGAGCAGAAGTCAAAGTACATGGAAATGTAGAAAAGGCTTCTGCTCAACTACCTGGTATTGTTGAACATAGATTTAATCAACTTCAAGAAGTTGAAGCAATTTTAGAATACTTAAACATTGAGCTTCGCCGTATTAGATCTAAAGCATTTAGAAAATACCTAGAAACATATCAAAGAGCTTTAAGTAGTCGAGATTGCGAAAGATATGTGGAAGGTGAGCCAGATGTCGTTGATATGGAAAAGATTATCAACGAATTTGCCATGCTACGAAACCAATGGCTAGGAATTATCAAAGGACTAGACATTAAACAGTGGCAGTTAAGTAACATCATTAAACTTCGAGCCGCAGGACTGGAAGATATCAGTTTATAATCAATAGGCAAAACTTGTTTTTTGCCTATTTTTATGTTAAAATAAATTATGTATATCGAAGACTTACTTTTTGAACTTTCTGGACTTAAATCTGGATCCCTTAACAGTTGGGATACCAAAATAGTCAATAGTTTCTGCGACCAATTAATTCGAGGATCCTCTTTTTCAGAAAAGCAGGCCGATTTATCAATCAGAATCTTAAAAAGATACAGTAAAGTATTATCAGCAACGCTAAGTACCGATATTTCAATATTTTTAGAGATACCTAAGTATAAATTGCCAATAAGAAAAATTGTTAGTAGTAGAAAAATCACTATTTTGCCTGATACTACCTACGGAAAAGTAATTAGGGTAGAATTTCCCTATGACGAGTCTATTATTACCAGTATTAGAACCGCTAAAAATAATTTAGGTCCAACAATTTGGGATAAAGATAAAAAATCATGGATGTTTGCCCTTTGTGAAGCCAATATTAAATTTTTATCCAAGTTGAGTTCAGGAAATGACTGGACTATTGATGAAGAATTTTTAGATTATCAAAATCAAGTCAACGAAATTAAAAAAAATGTCGAAAATTTTGTGCCTATGGTAGTGTTAGAAAATAATATTCCTGTATTCAAGAACGCACACAAAAATATACCAAAAAATCATGGTATTGACATTATAGAAAGTTTGTTCCAAGCAAGAAAATATGGTATTACAATTTGGTCAGACGAAATTGATAATTTTTTAGGCCAAGACAGTGTGGAGCCATTGGTATCACAATTTTTAAAATCAACTGTTGACTCAGGGTTCAGCATAAATCCTGAAAAAATACCATTTTTAGACCTAGGAACGATTGTAAAAAATCTTTTGCCATGTCTAATAGTAATACCCGGCGGCAGCGAATTTGAATATACTTTAAAATCTTATGACTTTTTGCGCCAGATTGGTATCAATGATAGTGAGATAAGTGTGATGTTCAGATTATCAACCGAAACCGGCAAAAACTTCAATGATTTTGTTAAAAATCAGGCCTTAAATTCGCCAATTTCAGACAAAACGAAGGCGGTTTTTATCAGTAGTAAATTGCCCAAGCCTGTGTTAAAATCTAATATAAAATTTAATAGTATTTTAAACCTAGGAATTGGCGGAGTACACTATTCAATCAGAGAATACCTGTCATCTCACCCAAATTTAATAAATTATTCAGAAAAAGCAAAGCAAGGAGAGTTTGATTTTGTCATCATGTAAAATCGTAATCAAAGACGAAGTCAACATCAAGATAGAAAATTTAGATCTTGACACTCGTAAGGCTTTGGTTAAAAAATTCAAGTACGAAGACCCTACAGCAAGGTATCGTCCAGCCTATAAATTAGGTCGATGGGACGGTACAGTGAGCTTTTTTGGTCTAGGAGGAACCACCTATCTAAGTATGCTTCCTCAAGTTATCGAATATTTAGATAGTAGAAATTTTCACATTGAAGTAGAAGATCTGCGCAGAACAGGGGCACTGGAATTTAGTGAAATTTTTGAGGATTTTTGGGGTGATCAAACATGGCCCGAAGGTCATAGATTTGCAGGAGAAAAAATTAGATTACGAGACGACCAAGTTGAAGTAATCAATAAATTTTTATCTAATCCTCAGTGCATTCAAGAAATTGCCACAGGCTTTGGCAAGACAATTACCACCGCAACTTTGGCAAAAATCTGTGAAAAATACGGTCGTACAATAACCATTGTTCCTAACAAAAGTTTGGTTGAGCAAACTGAAGAAGATTTTTTAAATTGTCAACTTGATGTCGGCGTGTACTACGGCGATAGAAAAGACCTAGACAAAACACATACAATTTGTACTTGGCAAAGTCTTAATATTTTGGATAAAAATAGCAAAAATTGGGATGAAGCGGCCAGTGCAAAAATGGAAATGTTATTAGACAATGTTCAGTGTGTAATGGTTGACGAGGTACATATGGCCAAGGCAGATGTACTAAAAACTTTGTTAACACATAACCTTGCTAACACACCTATTCGTTGGGGATTGACCGGAACTGTGCCAAAAGCAGACCACGAATTTCAAAGTATTCGCGCAAGTCTTGGAGAAGTTATTCACAGAGTCAGCGCACACGAATTGCAAGAAAAAGGTGTGTTGAGTAATTGTCATGTTAACATTGTACAAACTGCCGAGTGGAAAGAATTTAAGAGCTACGCAGAAGAATTAAAATTTTTAGTTACTGATACAGATCGTATGCAGTATGTTAGCGAGTTAATACAAGGCATTGCAGAAACAGGTAACACACTTGTTTTAGTCAATCGCATTGATTCAGGGAAGAATTTAGTAGAGACATTGCCGGATGCTGTTTTTATATCGGGTGAAGTTAAAACCAAAGATAGGAAAGCAGAATATGATGAAGTTAAGACGGTTGATAATAAGATTATTGTGGCAACTTATGGTGTGGCCGCTGTGGGTATTAATATTCCTCGGATTTTTCATCTGGTTCTCCTTGAG